GTGGCGCATATAAAATTCCTGCCACTTTTATTGCTTCTTTTTTTAATGCGTTAAATAACTCTTTGGGAATATATGATATATCCGCAACTGGAATAAAATTCACATATACTTTATATGTACCATGATGCTGTCCTGATTTTGCCTCTACTTCCACAAATCCTTCTTTGATATATATATCTACTAGTTCTTTCGCATTAGTTAACGCATTCCAACTAAAAAAATCATAGTCTGGTATTTCTATATCTGTATTATAGAACTGATCTTGTTTTGGTAGTATATTATTAATGGCTGTTCCACCATAACAAATTAATTTATTATGTCTTATAAAATTTTCGACAATTCCTATGATTCGCTTTACTTCCGGAGAATTAGCTACAGTCTTTCCTTTTTTCTCTTCTGCTGTATCTACAGCTTGTCTTAATATGGCTAATTCACAGTCTGAAAAATTTAAATTCTTACATATTTCGTATTTATTCATTATATTATCTATAATATAATGAAATATTATTTTGTTTTATTTACTTATTTATAATAGGTTGTATTGCGGTATTTGTATTTAAATCTGTATTTAAATAAAGCGCAGTATTTACTACCGTGTTTGACTGTAACCATTTATCTCTTGCTTCAATTAAACTACTTAGAAAAGAAAACATCTTTATATTATAACATAATTTAAAAACTTTAAGTTGTTTTATTTAAAAATTGATAATTTTTAAATCTCAAACTTGTAAAAATCTGAGCTTACAGTACGAGTCGCAAAAGATACAGCTGGGTCTTGCGCAGGTGGCGCAGGAATTGTTTCCGGTATATAACGCAGCTTTTCAGGTTTCAAAACAAACGCATGTCCTGCCTCATCAAAGAATACATCATTTTCTTCTAAATTTGTATCTACATATTGATATCTTATCGCAAGCATTTGTATGCCATATGCTCGCATCGTAATAGAACTAGGATTTTCGGGATTTGAACCTTTATCCGGCATTCCAATTGTCATATTTAGTTTATTATATCCTATTAATTCCTCCATATCTGGCGCATTAACAATATCATAATAATGAAGTGCTCTGGCAAAAACTGAATTGCTTGTCATATTTACATATTCATAAAATGCTTCTGACTCCATAAATGATGTATTACTTCTATCTACAATAATTACAACTTTTCCCGCCATATCCGATAATTTTACAGTTCCAAAATTTTTACCATAATATTCAAAACTATATTGTTTATCCATTAAAATATTATTATTACTTTCCAATAATTTCGCAAAATTTGAATACATTTTTTGATTTGTGCTTTTTATACGAAGATGCAGAATAATTGGATCAAATGGATTTGGAGCGGTTGAATTCGCAAAAGCATAATCTCTTATCACATTAAATACTTCACTAAATGAAACCGAATTAAATGTTTCTTTTACACAATAGTTATCTGATGTTGATGTGGCAACTACTGGTTGATCATCAATGGAATATATCTCAAAATCAAGTCCTCTTACACCTTGCTTAAGTAAACTTTTTAATGTACACGTGTCAACATAACCATTTTTATAATTTCCGCCTGAACATGCGTTATAAGCAGACTTTATGTAATAATCTCTTAATGAATATTGATACATTTCGTTATCAGGTTGAATTGATATAATTTTACCATTTAATGTCCCATACATTGTATCCATAAAACTACAATCTCTTGCTTTCATTCCGTTCGTAAATATTGAACCCGCATAATAAAAATATACAAAAATGGTTATAACAATAATGGTTATTGTTAGTACTGAGAAAGCTAATATTGCGGTTGCGTCATTTGTATTCATCATTTGATTCATTATATCATCCAGTTTATTAGACATATATTTATATTAATATAATATTTTTACTTTTGTCGCTATTCAATATAATTTATAATTTATTATATCTAACAAATAAAGAATTAAAAAATAATAACTATATATACTAATTATGGCCGGTGGTTTAATGCAACTGGTTGCTCAAGGGCAACAAAATATTATTTTAAATGGTAACCCTTCGAAAACTTTTTTTAAAAGTACTTTCGCCCAATATACTAATTTTGGATTACAAAAATTCAGAGTTGATTTTGAAGGTTCTAAAACATTGCGATTATCTGAAGAATCTACTTATACATTTAAAATTCCACGATATGCCGATTTATTAATGGATTGTTATCTTTCTGTTGTTCTACCTAACATTTGGAGCCCTATTTTACCTCCACAAGACCCTAATAATGATACAGCACAAAATGTCAACAGTCAAAACTGGGTTCCATATGAATTCAAATGGATACAAAATTTAGGAGCAAAAATGATTTCTAAAATTAGCATTACTTGTGGTAATTATACGCTTCAAGAATATTCTGGGGACTATTTATTAGCCGCTGTTCAGCGTGATTTTACTGGAGAAAAAAAAATACTCTTTTATGAAATGATTGGAAATGTTCCCGAATTAAATGATCCTGCGAATGCCGGTTCTCGTGTCAACTCTTATCCTAATGCTTATTATACAGATGCTTTAGCTGGTCCTGAACCTTCTATACGAGGTCGCATTTTATATATTCCGTTAAATAATTGGTTTGGATTAAAAACTCAAATGGCATTTCCGTTAACTTCGCTTCAATATAATGAGCTACACATTAATATTACATTAAGACCTATTAATGAATTATTTCAAATACGTGATGTGTTTGATAGTACATTTAATTTCCCTTATGTAGCACCTAATTTTAATGCTTGGTATATGCAGTTTTATCGTTTCTTACAGCCACCACCTGACATAAATATTGGCATCAATTCATATTCGGATCAAAGAACTCTATGGAATGCCGATGTACATTTAAATTGTACCTATTGTTTTTTATCTAATGAAGAAGAACGTGTTTTCGCATTAGAAGAACAGAAATATTTAATTAAACAAGTCCATGAACAGCGTTTTTATAATGTAACTGGACCTAACAAAGTGGAAGTAGATTCATTAGGAATGGTTGTTGACTGGATGTTTTATTTTCAACGCAGTGATGTTAATTTACGCAATGAGTGGTCTAATTATACTAATTGGCCATACAATTATATGCCACAAGATGTCATACCTGCTCCAGCATCTGGTTCATATACCATTTATAGAACAGATACTAATGGACAATTAATTCCTGTAAATATTGGTCCTGGCGTGAATCCTAACGGCAATTTAACTGGTCTTTTAATTACACCCACTTATACTCCGGAAAATGACAAATATATTTTAGTAGTCATGGGTATTTTGTTAGATGGATCTTACAGAGAAAACATACAGCCTGCTGGTGTTTTTAATTATATTGAAAAGTATACTCGGACTAGCGGTAATGCTCCTCCCGGTCTATATTGTTACAACTTTTGTTTAAACTCTAGTAATTCCGATTTACAGCCATCTGGTGCGATTAATATGAGCCGATTCAACCAAATTGAAATGGAATTTACTACCATTATTCCGCCTTTAGATCCATTGGCTCAGAGTTTGGTTATTTGTGATCCTGCGACAGGCGATATTATTGGCATCAATAAACCCACTTGGCGTATTTATGATTATAATTTTAACATGACGTTGTTTGAAGAGCGAATTAACCAAGTTATCTTTATTGGTGGTAACTGTGGATTAGCTTATGCTACTTAAATAAAAACAAAAAAATTGAATATAATATTACCATCCTTAGTAATATTATAACTAACAAATCAAAGACAGAATGTATTCTTTAAAAATATTTATAATCTTATTTATTTCAAGTATTTACCTTGTTTTAACACATGAAATATATTCACGAACCCAATTAAGGGGGTTACATCAGTACTATATGAATAAAGCATTCAATGAAGAAATTCAGCGTATTGTAGATAAAGTTATAGAGTTAGCTAGTCAAAATCTAACTAGTTACACACTAACTTATTATGTTCCTAGTGGTAGACCTGATGATTTAAGGTACGCCGACCTTCTTAGTAAATTTAGTGATAAATTAATAATTAATCGTTTAAAAAATATATTAATTGATAGCAATATTACAATCTCTGAGCCTAAATGCTGTTCTAAAATATTTCCCGGTTGTGAGCAACACGAAATGAATTTATGTAAATTTATTAGCATTCTTTGGTAAAATATTTGTGAGCATATATCGTCACAAAATATAAGACTTGTTGTAGAAAATACAAGAGCATAATAGCAGCATACTTATGGTAAGGCTAATGAAAATCCGCACAAATATGTTATTGAAAATGCTTTAGATCTTATAATTTGGAACCTTTTTGATGTAAAATCAGTCACAGTGAAACACGATATTTTAAAAATGTCCAAACCAGGTTTTTTTTCACTTTTTTACATAAATTTGGAAAAAGATTTTTCGATTTTGGACATTTTTAAAAATGTCCATTTTTGAAAACCTAAAAATCTCCTTGAAAAAGGGGGTATAAAAAAAGCGCTTGTGAGCAAAATGCTGTAAATTATATTTTTAATTGAAAAAAATTGTTACGATAAAAAATAAATTATTTCAAAAAAAAAGGATTTAGGAATATTTTTTATGTTGCTATATAAAATGGATTTGGAAACCGAACCGCAACAAAAAATCTCCGCAAAATTTCATTGTACTTTATGTAACTATAAATGCAACAAAAATAGTGAATGGCAAAAACATATTTTAACAGCAAAACATACGAAAAGAACAGCAGAGCACGATTTATTAGCCAAAAAGCTACAAAAAAAAATATATTGTGAAATATGTAAAAAAGAATATCAAAATAGGTCAGGTTTATGGAGACATAAAAAAACGTGTTTTACAATTCCACCAGACGATAAAAAAATCTCCCCAAAATCTCCAGAAAAATCTCCAGAACCACCAACAGCAAATTTGGTTACAGAACACGAACTAATTAAAATGCTTATTCAAGAAAATAAAGAATTTAAAAATTTAATTTTAGAATTAATTAAGAAAGATAATTTAAACATTACAAATAACACTAACAATTCGCATAACAAAACATTCAACCTACAGTTCTTTTTAAATGAAGAATGTAAGGATGCTTTAAATATAAGTGAATTTGTTAGTTCAATTAAGGTAGAATTGGAAGATTTGGAAGCAACTGGAAGATTAGGTTATGTTGAGGGTGTTTCAAGGATAATGAATAAGAATCTAAAAGAACTTGATATAAATAAAAGACCAATACATTGTTCAGATTTAAAAAGAGAAATTTTATACATTAAAAATGATGATCAATGGATAAAAGAAGAAGAAACCAAGCCTATTTTAAAAAAGGCAATAAAACAAGTTGCTTACGAAAATATAAAACAAATCAATGAATGGAAGAAAAAATATCCAGATTGTACTGACTCCGAATCAAGAAAAAACGATTTATATTTAAAAATAGTAGGCAATTCCATGTCAGGGCTAACAACAGAAGAACAGCTAAAAAATTATGAAAAAATAATCAGCAAAGTTGCCAAAGAATCGATAATTGATAAATAATATATTTAATTCTTTAAATTCAAAATAATATATTATTTAAAACAACTTCTTCAAAGTGAAGAAGTAAATAATTTTGTTTCATTTACATCGTCGCATTTGCCGCAGTTGGTCCCGTGTCATAGAAAAGCCCGGTTGCCGATCTTGTTACAGGATATATAGGCATAGAGCGATATTCCTCAGGCTCTGGAGAATATTGATATATTAATTTTTTATCGGCTAATTCAAGACCATAATTAAATGACTTGGTCCATTTATCGTAACCTTCATATGGACGAACAATTTCTTCATTTAGGGAACCTGGTTTTGCATAAGTGGCTCTTGAGCCAATATCAGATGTAAGTGATGAATATTGAGGCGTTTGTCCCCATGTTAGTTTGCCTGCATCATCTAATGGCTTTACTTCTGTATTTGTTAAATATGTTGGAGGAGCAGTTATGGGCGGCTGACATCCTTGACAATCTACGTCTGAAGTACATTGCTCTCCTGTTTTGATACAAGTGGCTTTGGGACCACAAAAGTTGGAACAACTATAAGGATTATTCACTACGTCTACGTTATGACTATTTTTAGGACTATTACTGTCATATGTTACTAACGCATTAGGGTCAAACCCTTCTTTAGCTCTAGAATTTATAATATATAAAAATAATACAATAAAAATAATCATTACAATATATTTTATATTTCCTGAAACCTTCATATATATAAATAATAATTTAATTATAAATACATTAATTCATAAAAACCCATAAAATTTAATATATATTTATTATAAAATGTCAACAGAAGAACCTAGTGCTATTGATGAAAAAAAAGCTGAAGATGAAGGAACTACTACAGATAAAGCTGATTGGGGTGGGTTTTTTGCTAATTTTGGTAACGGATTAATAACTGGAATATTGATAGGAGTTGTTTGTGTAGGATCTATTGGTCTATTTCTTGCGAAAGCCGCTAATGCGAATGTGTTTCCTACAGAAATAAATATGCAGCCATATACAAATGTAAAAAGAGATTTAACAGAAGAAATTATTTTTATGAATCCAGTAAAAATATTACCATATTATGGTTTAGGATTTTGGGCAGACCCCGAAAAATATTGGATACAAGAAGCAAATTTCTTTAATGCGAAAGCAGATATAAATTTTATGGATAAATTTTTTGATATGTGGTTATGTTCTTTACAAAAAAAAACAGATAGTTTTTTTTGGATTTTTGAAACAGATGTATTAAAATCAATGATGTGTATGTCATTTTTTGTAATTTCAAGTATATTTTTTTACATGAATTACTTACCTGAATGGTTAACAATGTTAGTTTTTGCCTTGTTTTTTTCAATAATATTGATAGGAATATATATAAGTAATTTTATTTACGGAATATACACACATATAGTAAAATTTATAGATTTAATTTCAGTTTTAATAAAACCTAATAATGAAGATGCTCTTTTATTTGATTATCCAAAAATAATAATGTATTCCATATTATATTTTTGGGCAGCATTTATTTCAGTAATGATATCACCCGCATTAATTACAATATACACATTATTTAAAGCATTATCTGTAAATTATATAGTACGAAAAAAAAATAATAATTCAGATGAACCACCTCAAAAAATGAACTTAATTTCATTTATAAAAAATGTATTTTATTATAAAAAGACTTTTATTATAATTCTAGCTATGCTCAAATTAATGAGTTCGGCGAATACTTATTTGGGTAGTACATATATGCCAGGAGTGATAATAGCTATTTTAATATTAATATTTGGACTAAATATTTTGATACCAGATGACGCAGAAGATAGTTTATTTTCAGTATTAAATACAAATTTTCCAACATTAGATCAGCAAGTACCTAAAGAAGGTATAAATATTGATATGTGTAAGCCAGATTTAAATACAAATACAAATATGGAAACAAATCCAAGTCCAAGCATTTCTACAGTAACAAAACAACCATCAAATGTGTTAGAAGTGGCATCTTCGGGTAGCAAAATGATGGGAGGAGGAAAGAAAAAACCTAGTGTACCAAAATCAAAGCAAAAATTATATAATTTAAAATTAGTTTAATTTAATGAAACAATATAAATATAATTTGTAAAGTATTAATTATTATGAAAAGTATAGATAAAGAATTACCATTTGTTAGTATATGTACACCAACCTTTAATCGCAGACCATTTATTCCATTCATGATAAAATGTTTTGAAAATCAAACGTATCCAAAGGATAGAATGGAATGGATTATTATTGACGACGGTACAGATCCAATAAAAGACTTGGTTGAAACTATTCCACAGGTTAAATATTATTATTATACAGAAAAAATGTTGTTAGGTAAGAAGCGAAATTTAATGCATAAAAAGTGTTCAGGTGACATAATAATTTATATGGATGATGATGATTATTATCCTCCCGAACGTATAACTCATGCGGTTCAAACATTATTAGATAATCCGACATATATGATTGCTGGTTGTAGTGAAATGTATGTGTATTTTGATAGCAAGCAAAAGATGTATAGATGCGGGCCATATAAAGAGTATCATTCAACTGCGGCTACATTTGCTTTTAGAAAAGAATTGCTTAAAGAAACCAGTTATAATAATGAAAACGCATTAGCCGAAGAAAGACATTTTCTGAAAAATTATACTATTCCGTTGAAACAATTGGATAGTTTAAAATCAATTATCGTATTTTCGCATAAACATAATTCATTAAATAAAGAAAAATTATTGGATAGTTTGGAATTGACAAAAACAGTAGAAACAGATTTAAAAATAGACGATTATTTTGTAGATCCTATTTTAAAACAATTTTACACAGCGGATATGAATACATTATTAGAAACATATGAACCAGGTAAACCAGAACATAAACCAAAATTAATGGAGCAAATGAAATTAATGGAAGATGAGAGAAACAAGCGTATTGAAGAACATAATAAAATGTTGGAAGCTCAACAAAAAATTATGAATAGTTTACAGCGGAATACACCTGTAAATAAAGATATAGAAGTAGTGAAACAACATTATGAAAAATTATTATCTGATAAGTCATATTTAATAAATGAATTATTAAAAAAAGTAAGAATGTTAACATTGGAATTAGATGAATATAAAAGTAAAAAATAACAATAAAAAATATATTATTAATGTTATATTTATTAATATTATTTTATAAAAAATTTACTTAAAGAAATAATAGTAAATATTTGTATAAGCAAATAATGCAGACCTACGATGAAGAAGAACTAAATATGATAAATAAAGGTCATGATGATATTAGTGTAACCAATTCAATTCCATCTAATTTATTGAAGAACAAACAACCACGCAAAAATAAGAGTAAAGTGTTCACTAGAACATTTAATTCAAAAAATATAGATGGTAAGTATTATAAAACAATTACGATTAATATGTATGGAACAGGAGACTTTGGCTCTTATATAAAGAATGCGGTAACGGGAATGTATACAAAACATCGGGTTGGTAGTGAAGCAGAATACCTATATTTTTTAGTAGCAGATTGTACAGGCATGGATAAACTAAATGGACCTGTTCATTTGTATTATAATTCTCCATCGGAATATGAGAAGCATCAATTTACTACAGTTGATCAAGCAAAAAAAGACGAATGGTTCAAAAGAGTAAACTCAATTAAAGACAAATACATGTAAATATACAATACAATACAATACAATACAATATACAATATAAAATATATAAATAAATTTGTTATTTATATATTTTTGAATTATTTTTTAGCCTTCTTGTTCTTGTTACGTCTTCGCGTTTTCCTATGTTTTTTATAATGCTTTTTTGATCGTTGTTTACCGCCCCAGGTTTTAGAATATCCTTGTTCCATATCATTCTCTATCATATATTGTTTGTTTGGTAATTGATTTTTAGGAACAAACATTGAAACACCATTACATGAATAATCTAACAAATTAATTTTACAAGTTGGGCCTACAATATTTTTAATAAAATTAATCATTACACTTAATTTGATTGACTCAATTGTGTTGCCTTTTATTGTTAAGTTCCAACTACTTATCAATTGGTAAAAATCCTCTTTCATTTGTTCGATTCGAATTTCTTTTTCTTCGGATGTTAGTGTCTTATCATTTTCTATTTTTTTATCTACATCAATAAACTCTTTATAAGAGGGTAGAATATTAGAATATTTCCTTAAGTCAGGCAATTCGTTGCCACATATATTCGCAAATTGTATAAAATCATTTAATAAAAGTAAATTCAAATTTTGTTTATCTTTTTTTTTTGGATACAATAATTCAAACCTATTTTCCCCTATTTTTTCGTGAATAGAAACCACAAAAAAACCTTGAAATGGTGGCATTAAACGATTCATAATACAATTAAAAAAACCAGAATTTACATCGTCCATGGTAGATAAAACCTTATCATATGTTATATTTTCAAATAGTCTACATACATTTTGAGTTCTTGTTTCGTTTAATTGATTAAAATGAGACAAAAAATTTTTATATTTTGGTTTACTATATTCCACATATTCATTTATTAATTCTACTGTAGGAGCAGTTAAATCTTTTTGAAACATTTCATTTACTTTATATAATATATGTCGTTCAGCTAAATCACTACTAACTGCGTCATCAAAATCGCCTGCTTTACTAAAAAGTCTTACATTTTGAAATATGTCGACTTCAGCATCGGTCAAATCTAAACTAATTACAGTTCCATGCATCTGAATAGCCAAAGTGACAATTTTACTTCCTATATCAGTACAATTCATGTTCTATATTATATTATGATATTATTAATGATAATATAATATTAATCAACTAGCTCATCATCACTTAAATCGTCATTTAATTCATCCGCATTTTCTTTTGTATATTTTTCTAAATATCTATAAATACGGTTAATATCTAATTTAGATATTTCATAATTTTCAAATAATATATTCATTTCAGGTGAATCAATATCATATTTATTTTTAATATCTAGAAAAAATCCAAATATATCTTTTTTATCCATACTTAATTGCTGACATAAATTTTGTATAAAAATAGAATTATTATATTCAGTAGAATACTTTGTTAAAACTTTTGTAAATCGCACTTCAGAAGGATTAAATTTGAGTTTTTTTTTTGAAAATGTTTCATGATAAATGTTATTATTTTTAAAAGTTTTTATTAATGAACTCATCTCATTAAATTGCCAGATTTGTTTTTGAAATGTGATGCGATCAATGTAATCAGCAAAACACATATTATCTAATATTTTTAAATAAAATGGAATAGCATCATCTTTTTTAATTTTACCAAGAACATCAATAATATTTTCATGCCATAAAAGACCGACAATTGTACGATCAGTTTCATTCATAATAGTTAAATGTTCTTCAATCGAATAATGATTATTAATTAATTTTTTTGTGATTTTTCGTGTATCATCATTATATGATTTCATCAAAAATATATTTTTAATAATATTGACATTTAAAATACTTTTTTTATTTTTATAAAGATCATATACAGTATTTAATTTGCGCAAATCTCCTTGAATAAATGTAATTATACTGGATTTAATATTTTCATCTATTAGTGGTAAAAGTTGATTAATTAAATTATTCATTTGTGGTTTTGTTGGTGATTTTAATTCAATCACATTACATACCTTCATGAGCTCTTTTATTTTTTTATCAATATGATAATTTCCAATACATATAATTGGATTTAATGTCATTTCTTCTAATCTTTGTTTTTTTGTTTTTTTAGGGCGAATAATTTTAATTAATGAATTTATTCCACCTTTGTCTCCATTATTCATTCCATCAATTTCATCCATTACAATAACCAAACGTTTTACTTTTTTATGAAATAAACTCATAATATTTTTATCTGACATATTATGCTTTGTAATCGTATCAATAATTGATTTATTACGAATATCACCTGCGTCATATTTAATAATATCATAATCTAGTTCTTTCAAGATATTAATAACAAATTCACTTTTACCAGTACCAGGTTCGCCATAAATATAAATTCCTTTTTTTGTATCTAATTTATCTTTATTTAATTCAAAGTTCTTTAGGATTTCTTTAAATTTGTTAGCTTCTTCTTCACGATTTAATAAATTATTGAGGTTTAATGTTTCCATCTTATATTTCTTATAATATTCTTTTTATGTTGATTTTTACTTAATCCTAGTTCTTCAAATAATTTATTTATTAAATTAATACATTTAGTTGATTGATTTTCAGCGCAATATATTTTTAAAAAATAAATATAATTGGCATAAATGCTGTCTTTATATAAATATTTTTTGAAGTTTAACCATTTTTTGTAATTTTCTTGTAATATTTGATTAAACACAAATTCATTATCTTGCCTTACAGTAGTTCTTACATAATTTTCTAATTGTTTACGATGAATACAATCTTTAAATAAATAATGATATTTTTTATAATATTCTTTATTTAAAAAAATCATTGCGACTTCGGGAATATAGTCATAAACAATAAATGTTAGTTCTTTAGGTAAATTATCTATATTTTGAAATAATGAAGTAGACATTTATATTTATATTTAAAAATATATAATAATATATTTTTAGATATATTTTTTTTAAATGAAATAATAATAAAATAATAAATAATTTTAATTATAATTATACATAAGTTATTCTGTTGTATCTGTTGTATCTGTTGTAGTACATGGGTCTTTAACCCCATAAGTAATTCCATCCCATGAAAGTTTACAATGATTTGCCCATTTATATTTAGCACAAGTACCATTTGATCCCGTAAATGGAGATTGATTAAAATTCATTGTATTTTTGTCATCAGCTGTTGGTATGTAAGCGGAGCAACTTCCTAAACGATGTGAATTAAAACATTTTGACCCATTTCCTGATAAGTCTACCCAATAATCAGGACAGTTTCCTACAACAGGCGGCCAATCAACATCATTGCTTGAATTAGATAATGATACTCCTATTAATACTAAAAAAAGTATAAAAAAAATAGTAGCTATTATTAAAACTATTTTTTGAAAAGATGTTTCCATTATATAAATTAAACATATATTTTTTTTATGGTTGTATTATAATATGAATAATATAAAAAAATCAGATTTTTTCCCAACAAGAAGTTCAAATGGTCGTGTTGATATATTGCCAAATAAACCTTCTTCTGAGGCTCCTGATATCTCTAATTTGTTTGCGATGTATGACAAAATTCCTGCCAATCAATGTACCACATTTAGAGAACCAACTTTAGGTCAATGGGATGAAACAACTTTATCTAAAGCATATTTTTCACAAAATAATATTCAAATTATTCAAAATGGAATTCGTGCGGGAGTTTATAAAAAATCAAATAGCCAATATGTTGTAGCGCCTCAAGATTGTGATTCTCTAAAGATTATTATGCGCAGTGTTTTTTTACAACATTCTGTAAATTTAGATCATGATATACAAGGACAAATTCAAGCACTAAATCAAATGGTATTGGATTATTGTATTCATCATGTTTATTCTGAAGCACAAGGATACATGAAATATTTACATGATGTAAGTACATTAGCAGTGCCATTAGCTACGCCGGTAATGACGTCACAAAATGATCGCCGCAATTATAAGATGAAAAGTTGGTTTTAAATAGAAAAATAAAAAATAAAAAATAATATTAAATATTTATTTTAAAATTTAATATAATTTATAATATAATTTTTGCCCAAGGCTCGCTAAGAGACTGCTTTGTTAGTTTAAATAATAAATAATATAATTATTTGGAAATCTTTTTAGCTTTAACTTTTACTGGTAGTTCAATTGTTTCTTCTTCTACTAAATCGATAACTTTGTCTTTTTTTATCATCTTCTTAGCGGCTCCTTTAACTACGACTTTCTTTTTCTGAAGAACTTCATTTGTCTGATTTCGCTCAGATTTGTACTTTAAATATTCTTTCTCTAAATTATCTAATTCTTTTAGCCACATTTGTTGCTCTGTCATGTTTTTAATTTGTTGTAATTCATCACTTTTATCTTTATGCTCTTTGTTTAGTTTCTCCACATTTTCTTCTGATACGCTATCCATTGGCATCTTAATTAGATACTTGAAGTCATTATCGTCATCGATAACTGTATAAACTTTTGTTAGTAACATGTTTATAATTTCATCCTTCTTTTTCTTTCGCAAATCAATTGTGCCATCAAGTAGCTCTTGAATATATCGCGCTTTATTTTCAAGAACAATCAATTCTTTTTCAAGAACATCAATTAAATATGCTTTTCTTACACTGTACAACTTCAACCTTGTTACAAAATAGTCGTCAATAATTTCTTCTACTGTGTCATACTTTTTCAATTTATCTTCCGCATCAAATAAATGCATATTAGTGGTAGAACTTGTTGTGTATAGCTTGAATAATTTTTCTAACGCATTACAACCGTGATCCAATTGAACTGACTCCAATTCAGCAACCTTACCCTTTTGTAAAGTGATTGTAAAATCTACTGTAGTATCTCTGCTCATATCATCGTAGTCTTTTACTAGAGGCACTATTTTTTTACCATCTTTATCTTGACCTGGCTCTATCAGTGCTTCTAAATGTTCTTTGAAATTTTCAGTCCATAGCCCAATTGGTAGCTCTAAAACGCGAATAGTATCTGGGCCCACTTTTTCATACTTACCTTTTATCAAGAACTTGGTTGAACCAATTTTTTCTATTGTGCCATTAAAACCTTCATAGAAGGGTGCAAACTGCGTAGTATCGTCTTCTGCTTCTAGTGTCCCAACTAATTTATTCTTAAGATAACCAATAATTTGTAACGGATTGTAGCACATGATATCCGTACTGAAACCAGTTCCAATTCCTTTAGATCCATTTACTAAAATCATGGGAATAATTGGCGCATAAAATCGTGGTTCCACTAGTGTGCCATCGTCATTCAAATAATCTAAAATCGCATCATCTGATTGAGGAAAGATTGCGCGAGTTATGCGATTTAATTGAGTAAATATATATCTTTCTGACGCACTATCTTCACCGCCTTTTAGTCTGGATCCAAATTGTCCGGATGGCAATAACAAATTGATATTATTTGATCCTACAAAATTTTGAGCCATTCCAACAATGGCGCCATTTAAGCTGGCTTCACCGTGATGATAGCAGGCGTGCTCAGATACATAACCTGTAAATTGAGCAACTTTTATCTCCGAAGTCAAATTCTTTTTAAACGCAGCAAACAGAATTTTACGTAAACTTGTCTTTAATCCGTCCATCAAGTTAGGTATAGAACGGTCACAATCGTATTTTGAAAAGTGGATGAGTTCTTCTCCGATAAATTGTTCATATGTTACACTGGGTTTGTTAGTATCCAAATAAAGATCTCGGTCATAGTCTTTCAACCAATCTTTTCTGTCATCGGCTCGTTTTTTATTGAAAACCATGTCAATTGCTTTAACACTTTCTTGACCAGTATGTTCAAAACCGACAATCTTTTTCTGTTCAAAATATTCCTTGAATTCTTTGCCAGTACTCGTACCTAAACCTTTGTAATACTTAATCTTCCAACTTTTAAAACTGTCAGGATTTGCTGTTTTCCATTCTTCATATTCTCCGTCATTATAAAACATAAGTGTTTGTTGGCCTTTTGCTGCCTTTAAAATAGGAGTATTCATGAAACCGATAAAATTCGGAATTGCGGTCAAGCTAGGCCACTCACTTTCAAACAAGTTAATACATAATCCTTTTATATGTGAGCCATCTAAGTCCTGATCAGTCATGAATAATACTTTACTATATCTCAAGCAAGTTGCGACCAGTTCCGAATTATATTCTTTACCGGTTTCAAGTCCAAGAATTTTCTTGATTTCAGTAATTTCCTTGTTCTCTGAGATTTTTTTACTGGGTTCACCTCTTACATTTAAGAGCTTTCCTTTCAAAGGATATACACCAATAATATTACGATCTTCGGAAGATAATCCAGAGATGATACCGGCTTTAGCTGAATCTCCCTCGCAAAAGATAAGAGTACACAAATGCGCTTTATCTGTTCCTGCCCAATTTGCGTCAGTTAGTTTAGGAATGCCTCGCACAGATTTAGACTTAGTACCATCTGTTTTTTTCGCCGCTTTATTTTCTTTGACCTCTGTTAAAGCGCAAGCAGCATCCATTACACCCATTTTAGCAACCTTTTCAATAAATTTTTCACTGACATCACATTTAGAGCCAAATTTAGATGAAGGTGTATTCATATAATCTTTTGTCTGACTATCAAACGCAGGATTTTCAATATCGCATCTGATAAATAGAAACAGTTGTTCTTTGATTGCGTTAGGATTGACCTTGATTTTCTTCTTCTTCTCAATATATTCAACTAGATTACGTGTAATTTGTCCTAAAATATATTCTACATGTTTGCCTCCTTTTGATGTATGGATACCATTAACAAAAGAGACTTGAATAAATTCTCCAGTAGGCGATAATGCGACAGCATATTCCCAGCGCTCATTGGCTAATTCGTATACACGTGGTTTTTCGGCCTTGTCACCAATGTACAATGTAATATACTGCTCAAAATTTTTTGTAGGAATTAACTGTGAATTATATTTGACTTTAATTGTTTTATCTGTAACCGCAGAAATATCATAGACACGTCTTTTTAGCAGCGCAATTAAATCCGGACTAAGTCCATCTAATCCAAGTCGCTGATAATCAGGTTTAAATGTGACTTTCGTATAAGGTTTTACTTTAGTCGCTTTAGTAATCTTTGGACTACAAATGGTATCCAAATTGTCTTTGAATTCTTGTGTATATTTTAAACCACGTATATGGTCTACTGTTTCAATTGAGCCAAAAGTAGACCATATAAGGACGAGTTTAAACCCGAAACCATTTTTACCACCAACAATTTTTTTCTCTTCTTTGTTGTAATTAGTAGAAGTGCGCAGTCGCCCAAATATAAGTTCAGGAACCCATACCCCATCTTTTTGCGCCACATCAATACCATTACCGTCATTAATCATGACAATAGTGCCATCATCTAAAATAGACACATCAATATAAGTAACTGGCAAAGAATTTTCTACATTAGCGGCAACTTTAGATGCCATGCGAACAACATGGTCTCTACCGTTAACGATAGCTTCATCAAAGAGTTTGAATAGTCCAGGCACAAAGCTAATATTTTTTTCAACAATTTTTTCACTTGTTTCATCGAGTATCCATAAATGGGCGTCAACATTTTCAACAGACCCAATGTATGTATCAGGATTATCGAGAATATGTTGTTTATCAGTTTTTTCTTCAACATTAAAGAATAATGTTTGATCAGCATTGGTATTTGAAATAGAGCTCATAGTGATAGTGATAGCGATATATGATATATAATGTAATGAAATGTTTAAATAGATTTCAATTTTATTTTATGATAAATATTAAAATTATATTTATATTTATATTTATAAATGACATCATATCAAAATTTTACACCAGGAACTACACCAGGTAACAAAAGACATTTAAAAAGATTAATTGATTACAATAGTAAAATAGCTTATTACAATTTAGAATCAAAAATAGTAGGAGGAAATCCGGATTATTTTTGTGATTGTTTTAAAGATAAAGTGAACCTCATGAAACAAGGATATAATGATCCTTCTCAAACAACTTCAGAACGAGTTTCACAACTAACAATAAATACTTTAGGAGGAAAGACTACTTTTGGCAATTATAATGTTCCCGCAAAAATAACGTATTTAGGTGGTATTGAAGGACAACCGGGAGGAATTCCACGCCCCCTTAGAAATCGTTTTTAAAATTAATTTGTTTATAATAATATTTAATTAAATCTTTCTCATCTTTAGAAATAATATTTTTTCTTATTTAAATATATAATGTACGTTCAAACTGTAGGAACCCGAGCTCAAGTATGGCATGGAACAGCAAAAAAAACATCAGGTGGATTAATGAAAAATGATTTAATGAAGAACAAAGCCGGACGCATTGTTTCTAAGGCAAAACATAACACTGCTAAAAAAGAGATGCGTTTAGTTAAATACGGTTACGGAACAAAGAAAGGTGAGTTTGGTATGGTGAAATTAGGTTCTCACAAACGAAGATCTAGACGCAACAGATCTAGGAAGATGAAAGGAGGTTATGCGGCTTATAGCCCTGCTAATGTTAATGATTCTTATATGATTCAAGATGTTGTCCCTCAAGAATTTACCCCTCAAGATAGAGCTTTACAAGCTGGTGGCAAATCTATGGGCAAAAGCATGGGAATGAATGGTGGCCGAGGCAGATCTATGGGCAAAGCCAGAAGCATGGGCAAAAGTATGGGCATGAACGGAGGTACAGGCATGAGAGCATTAATGCCTGCTGATTTGGGTTCTGATAATGTTCAATTTATGGCTGGTAATGCGGCTTAAATATAAATATAAATATAAATATAAATATAAAATAATATAATTAAATAAAAAGTTATATTATTTATCAAATTTTATGATAATAACCATTCTGAACTAACAAATTTATCAAATTTAATATATTCTGCTAAATAATGTGATAAAAATTTCTCAAAAAAATGCTTACTGACAATAGGATGAAATGATTTTTCTACAATTATTTTTGCTTGAATATACGATTTGTAATTTTGATATAATTCATCAAATGATATTAATGTAGAAATATCAACTAACAAAACATTTTTATGTAACTTATAGTTAGTTAATGTATCATTAATATCGTCATGTTTAGACCATAAATTACAACGAATATTCGTAATATATTTATTATCAATAACTTCAACTTGTGGATAAAAATAGTGCCAAATCATTTTAATCATTTCTTTATCTGAAATACTAACTGAGGTTTTGTTTGTTAGTTTATATAATGAAGCAATTTCGTCAATTTCATATTCTTCATCATAATATTCATGAGAAGCATTAGAAATAATAATGTGTTTTTCCCAAAAAGATAAAAAACTACTAACACTAGGTAAAAATTTGCTTGTGACATTTGTAAAGGTGATATCTGGTGAATAAATAGTTGTATTTTCGGTAAAAGATAATCGTTCCTTTAGCAAAATCTTTAAATTATTAGAATAAAACATATTAGGTACATTTATACTGGATAAATAAAGTTTCCATATATAATGTATATTTTTCCATGACAAATTATATACATTTTCATTTACTGAAACGGGTTCAATACATTGACTAACAAATTCATCCACAATTTTGTTAGTTGTATTTAATAAAAAGAACATCGCATATTCTTTAATAGGTTCTTCTTTAGGCAAATTAATTAAAAATTGGTCAGAATTATAATAACGTTCTGAATAATGTGCGGCTACACAAAGTAAATCTACGCCTATTTTATTTAATACATCTTTAATTAGATCTGTCGCAATGGAATTAAAATTATCATTTGTTTTTATTAGTCTATATAATAATATATTGTGACTGTCATGGTACTTAGATATAAAATTACTCATAATAGAGTTACCAGTTGTAATATACGCAATAGAATCTATAAATGAAACCAGTTTTTTTATATTAGAACTAACAAAAAACATTAAACCGGTTTCTAATCCAGAACTAGAATAATTATTTTTTCTTAAAATACAATCCCCAATAATCGTTAAAAAATATTTTGTTTCTGTTTTTGTTTCAAATACTGTATTAAGAAAACTCAATACATTTTGAATCGTGAACGTTTCAGGAACAGATTTAAATAAAGAACGTTCTTTTATTTGTTTAATTATATTTTGTTTTGTTTTATGTTTCCATGCCATTAATTTGCCTTCATCTGTAATGGTAGAAAGCAAATGATGATGAATATCATCTTCTTTGACAATTTTATAGGTTTTTCCGTCATATTCATAGAAAATGTTATTATAAGGCATATAAAAATATTGATGTTTACTTAAAAATACTTTGTAAAAATTATCTTGTTCTAATGTTAGTTCATTTATTCTGGAAATCCTCTCTTCATATCGCTTATTATCTGTTTCTAACATTGTCGGTAAATTTGTTAGGTACAACTGTAATCTTTGTAAAATATAAGGGTTATCTTTATATTTTTCAAAAAGATCATTAATTTGTTTATCTGCCATTATTTAATAGTATACACGGTGATTTTAATATTGTTTAGAATATTATATTTTTAAAATATAATTTACCAAAAATAATAATTTTATTATTTGTAAATTAATAAAATTATAAGAATAAGAATTTAAAGGTTTGCGTTTAAAAATGAATATAATGTCACAATTTAACAAAAATTCTGTATCAAATGAAGGAAATGTATTAACTATTAAAACTGTTCAAATTGCCCCCTTTCGTACTTTAATGACCGCTTTAAAAGACATTCTTTTAGAAACAAATATTTCATTTCAACCTGATGGCATTCGTATTATTAACATGGACAAGTCGCATACTATTTTAGCTCATCTATATTTAGCTGCGCAAAATTTTGAGTTTTATGAGTGTAAGCAAGAAAAAATTATTATTGGTGTCAATATGTTTCATCTTTTTAAGCTAATTAATTCCATTGACAACGATGATACTTTAACTATTTATATTGAAAATGCCGATTATTTTGATGGCATCGTTTCTTACTTGGCGCTTAAATTTGAAAATGGAGATATTAAGCAATGTAAAACACAGAAGTTAAAGTTGATTGAACCTGAGCCCGAAGAGCTTGAGTATCCTGATGTCAAGTTTAGCTCTATTATTAATCTTCCTTCTGCGGATTTTCAGAAAATTATTCGCGACTTATCATGCATTTCCGATAAATTAGAAATCAAGTCTGTAGGCAATGAGCTCATATTTAAGTGTAAGGGACAATTTGCGGAAGCCGAAATTCATCGGGCAGAATCTGATGGATCTATGGGATTCATTTTGAAGCAAGATTCGTCTAAGGTTATTCAAGGCGAGTTTTCTCTTAAAAATCTCGGTTATTTCATAAAATGTACTAATTTGTGTTCTCAAATTGAAATCTACTTGGAGAATGATCTGCCTTTAGTTGTCAAGTATGATGTTGCCAGTCTTGGTTCTATAAGACTCTGTTTAAGCTCGCTTCCGTAACCGTAGTATATTGTCATAATATCTTACCATAAATGCTTACAATTTTTATAAAAATAGTTTACTTTTATAAAATATAAATATTAATATTTATGTTAATATAAAACAATTTAAAGATAACTTGATATATTAGGATATACCCAACTATGCCTACTAGATATACATTTGAACAAGTTAAAAACGCATTTACGCAAAATAAATGCACATTATTAGAAGAAACATATATAAATCAACTAGATAAATTAAAATATATTGCGTCATGTGGACATGATAATATTATAACCTTTAAACAATTTGTAAAAGGAGCTGGTATAAAATGTTTAAAATGTGCGTTGAATTTTGGAACATATGAAACTATAAATAAAAGCTTTGAAGATAAATCATGCCAATTATGTTATACAAAAGAAGAATTTGACGTGTTTTATATCAATAATAAACAAAAATTAAAATACATTGCTGCTTGCGGTCATGAAAATGAAGTTAGCTACAAAAATTTTGCTTCATTAAATCAAGGAATAAATTGTCCATCATGTGTTAATATAAATACTGGAATTATATTGAAAAATCTTAGAACTGGTCCTGATTGTGTTAGTTCTATAGAACAAGAGTTTAGTTGTATTAATTATTTTACTAATTTAGTAAAAGATAAATTCATTATTAAAAAAACATTTGATGGATGTAAAGCGGATATCGTAATCAAACCATTAGATAGTAAAAAAGATTTATGGTTAGGTATTCAAGTAAAATCAACTTTAATAAAAACAGAAAGAGAACAATATTATTTTAGATTAAATAATTCTAATTATGAAAATTGTTTGATATTGTGTATTTGTGAAACAGACAAAAAAATGTGGTTAATTCCATATGAACATATAATTGGTCAAAAAACAATTGGGATAGCAAAAAAATCAAAATATAATAAATATGAAATTTTGGAAAATTTGGATGAACATATACAAAAATTCTATAATTCATTAAATAAATTTTGTTTTGAAGAATTAAATATACCTACTAGTAAAACACAAAAACAAGAACAGTCATATCGCAATTACCGAGAGAAGAAAATAGATTTTATAGAATTTAAAAATAATGAGATTGAAGGATTGGTTTATGATTTTATGATTAATGATAAAAGAGTTCAAGAAAAAGTTGGAAGCATATGTAAACCAAATAATCCAAATATGTTTTCATTTCACTTAAGTAAATTTAAATGTGTTGAGAATGGAAAACATGTACAGCAAAATTATCAAGAAGGAGATAATGATTTATATTGGTTGAATTGTAAGAACAATAAATTTTATGTGATTCCAGAAGATGTTTTAATTGAAAGAGGATTTGTAGGAAAAAATTGTAAAAAACAAAAATTATATGTTTCACCTACAAATAAAAATACAGATTGGTGTAATGAATATTTATTTGATTATAATAATATTGATAAAAGTAAATTATTACAAATAATCAATGAATAAAATATAATTTAATTCAGTGTAATATATTTTAAAATATAAAATATATTATATAATGTCTTACAAAAGTTACAGTAATTATTTAGGATCACAACGTTGCTGTAATATAAGTACTTCAACAAAAGGAGCACAAGGAGCACAAGGCGCTGCTGGTCCACAAGGCGCTCCCGGAGCAGGTGCTTCTGGAACAACAGGAGCCGGACCACAAGGAGCTACAGGAGCACAAGGAGCTACAGGAGCACAAGGAGCTACAGGAGCACAAGGTCTTCAAGGAGCAACTGGTTTACAAGGTCTTCAAGGTGATACTGGTGTACAAGGAGCTACTGGTTTACAAGGTCTTCAAGGTGAAACAGGGCCACAAGGAGCTACTGGATTACAAGGGTTACAAGGCGCAACTGGTGTACAAGGAGCAACAGGACCACAAGGTAATACAGGTGTTCAAGGAGCAACTGGATCAACAGGACCACAAGGTAATACAGGTGTTCAAGGCGCAACTGGAGCTACTGGTTCTACAGGTCCACGAGGTAATACAGGTGTACAAGGAGCAACAGGTTCTACAGGTCCACGAGGTAATACAGGTGTACAAGGAGCAACAGGTTCTACAGGTCCACAAGGAGCTACTGGATCAACAGGGCCACAAGGCGATACAGGGCCTCAAGGTGATACAGGACCACAAGGTCCATCATTTGTAATCAATACTATTAATCAAGAAGTTTTTAGTAAAACAGCTAAATTAAATAGTGTTTATTATACAAATCAAACATCTATTAAAACGAGCGATGTTGTAGCGGAATTAGATAATTTTACAGATAATCAAGAAATATATACATTTGGTCCTACTATTCCTAATCGTTGGGTTTCTGTTGGAAATAGTCCATCCATTGCATATTCTTCAGATGGATTAAATTGGTTTAATGCTAATAATACATTATTTTTTAAAAATGCTTATGGAATTGAATGGAATGGAATAATGTGGGTAGCTGTTGGTGATAGCAATAATGGTTTTAATTCAATTTGTTATTCTTACGATGGAATTATTTGGAATCCTTCACTAAACCCGGGTGCTTTTAATATTGGTTATTGTGTGGCATGGAATAATATTATGTGGATAGCTGGAGGCGAGCCTGGAGGATCTAATATGTGGTATTCATATGATGGAATGAATTGGGAAAAAACTACTTCCCAAGATATTAGCATTGTATATGATATTGCCTGGAATGGAAATATGTGGATAGCAGTAGGATCACCTGGCAATACTTCCATTGTATATTCATATAGTGGTTTACCAGGCTCTTGGTTGCCAGCAACAAATGCGTTTTCTATAGGGTATGGAATCGCGTGGAATGGTTATATGTGGTTAGCAGTTGGTCAAGCTGGAATAAATCAAATATGCTATTCATATGATGGAATAAATTGGTTTGGATCAGCAAATCCATTTTCTTCAATAGGAACAGATGTAAAATGGAATGGAATTATATGGGTTGCTACAGGAGATGGTACTCCAATAGTTTATTCATATGATGGATTTAATTGGAATAGTTGTAGTATTTCTGGAACACCAGGAATATATAAATCTCTTGGTTGGAATGGAACAAGATGGATCGCAGTTGATAGTTCTAACCCTAATTTATTAGTATACTCTAATAATGGAATAAATTGGGTATCAATACCAAATCCAGGACAACAATTTGAATACGGTATTGCTTACAACAGGAAAAGACAAGATACATTAACTTTTCCTAAAAATAGATTGGTAACAGTAGGCACTAATTTTACATTGTACTCAGACGATGGTGGTATAAATTGGAATACAATAACTATTCCGGTACCATATATATTTAAAAATGGATACGGACTGGATTGGAATGGTGAAATATGGGTAGCTGTAGGATCAAACGATCCTGTTACATCTATCGCATATTCATATAATGGAACTGAATGGATAAATGCAACAAATATTTTTCGTACAGGTAGAGGCGTAAAATGGAATGGTTATATGTGGGTTGCTGTTGGTAGACTAAATGGTGAAACATTTAATACACCTATAGCATATTCTTATGATGGGATTTGCTGGAAACGTGCTTATAAACCGAGAAATAGTAATGAAGGCTATGCGATTGATTGGAATGGGACAATATGGGTCGCTGGTATGGATACTGTGAATACTTTAATTTATTCATCTGATGGAGATACTTGGTTACCAATGAATTCTTTACCTTCATCATTTAATTGTTATACTGTAGTTTGGAATGGAACTATATGGGTTGCTGGTGGAGATGTGTCAAATCTATTATATTCATATGATGGTTTAAATTGGTTTATAACAATTATTGTGGGGACTATATTTTCAAATTATTTGTCCGCAGCATGGAATGGTTCTATGTGGTTGATTGGTGGAGATATAAGTCCATTTATAGCGTATTCATATGATGGAATAAACTGGGATACTACTAATGTTAGTAATCCACCTGGAAATACAATTAATGGAATTACATGGGATGGAAACAAATGGATAGCAGTTGGAAATGGAGGAACTATATATTATTCTTACAATGGTTTTGATTGGACATCAGTAAGTAATCCATCAAATAGTGATATATTTGCTGTTGCTTGGAATAAAAATTTAGGATCAACATATATTCAACAACCAGTTATTTCTTTGGGTCGTGGAAACGAAAATGCCATAGCATATTCATTAGATGGAATTAAATATACAGGATTGGGTAATAATCAAAATAGTTTATTAGAACGGGGTTATGCCTCAGCATGGAATGGAAAAATGTGGGTTGCTACTGGAAATGGTGATACCACTATAATATATTCATATGATGGCATTGAATGGTTACCGATTGCTAATTCAGGTAATTATATTAAACCAGGATATGCTGTTGTATGGACTGGTATTAATTGGGTTGTAACTGGTGAACCATCCTCTTATAATATATATTATTCTCCAGATGGAATTAATTGGTTGATTTCAACTAATCCTAGCCCTACTAATATTTACCGTGGTTTAGCGACAGATGTTAAAACAATATCAGGTGGTACACAATCGAGAACGGTTGCGGTTGGAAATTCAGATATAATTTATTCGGATGATGATGGTATAAGTTGGGTTACAGCTAGTACATCACCACCACCAAACCAGTTAAATTGTGTTGCTTGGAATGGAACTACATGGCTGACAGGCGGTGTTGTAAATCAATTATATTATTCACTTGATGGTGATACTTGGACTGCCGGACCAACATTTTCAAATACAATAAATAGCATAGCATGGAATGGAGTTGTATGGGTAGTTGTCTGTAATTATGCTTCTGGTCCGAGCGCAGAAATTTATTATACAACTCAATTAGATGGTCTAAGTGGATGGACCTTGGCAAATGTAATTTTAACTGGTGCGCAGCAAATTGATTTGTTTTCTGTAATCTGGAATGGAAAAAGATGGATAGCAGGAGGTATAGATAATAATGTTAATTTTACTCGTATATTTACATCACATGATGGAATACAGTGGTATGAAAGTCCACCTGTAACTTCTCCATTAAATCCATATATAAATCCTATTAATTTTTATATTGCTGGGTTAGCCAGCAATTCTCGTATAGGTGGTGTTATAGTGGACAGTCAAATAGCTTTAAATAAAAATAATAGTGTAAGATTAACAACAAAATTAGATTTATATTCGGATGATTATTATAATAATGGTTACAATAATATGTCGGTATCTATTAAAAGTTCTGATTTATTATAAATAATAATATAATATTTTTTAAAATATAAAATATATTATATAATGACTGGAACAACTGGATCACAAGGAGTAACAGGAGCAACTGGATCACAAGGAGTAACAGGAGCAACTGGATCACAAGGAGCAACTGGAGTAACTGGTACAACAAAAACAACTTATGCCGATTTTTTAAAAACACTGCGCACTAGTTCAGATACTCCGATAGGAATTAATACATTACGATTTAATAAAACTAATACAGGAGTAGGATTATCAACTTTAGGAAATAGAAATAATGAAAATAATACTGCGATAGGTTTTGAAGCAGGAAAAGTAAATACAGGAAACAATAATACTTATTTAGGAGCAAAAACTTCCAATAATAATGAATCGTATGTAAATTCTACGGCAGTTGGATATAACGCAATAATAACTGAATCAAATCAAGTAGTGCTTGGCGGAACTAACACAAAAACTGTATATATGCCTTATGCTGATTTACGATTTAAAGATGGAACAACTCAAAAAACTGCTTATGATGGAATTGGTTTAAAAGGTGATACAGGACCTCAAGGAGCAACCGGACCTCAAGGAGCAACCGGTGAAAAAGGTGATACAGGACCTTCAGGGGGACCCGTTGGACCAACTGGACCACAAGGTGCTACTGGTGGTAGTCCATGGGTCAATACAAATACTTTAGGAGTAAGTGGTATAGGTTATACTGGCATAGGTTACACTGGTGATGTCATGATATTTGGAAATTTATTTGTCTCTGGTGGAATAGATCCAAATAATACATTTGTCATTTCAAATAATAGCGGTCAAGATATGAATGTTGTTTCAAGTGGTAATCTCAATTTGAGTGCTACTAGAGGACTATATATGACAACAGATTTTATTGATATTAATACGAATAATGGGATAAGTGCTGTTTGCGGTAATAATGTTAATGTAGCAATACCGAATGGAAATTTTATTCTAACTACCGCCAACACAACTGGTAATGGAGTTTCAATAGACTCACAAACTGGCGGGTTTGATGCTGGTGATATTAATAATAATGGAAACAAAACCGCTATTAATTTGAATGATAGTATTAAAGAAATAGCACTTAATTCAACTGGTAAAGTCAAGTTAGGGGATTATAACGGAAATCAAAACTTAACGGCTTTGTTATTAGACGATGACAAACAATATACAACTATTTCTGGGGGACAAATGGGGAATAGCTACGAAGTTGGCGATACGATTCGCGATCATATACCAATTTATTCTAATTTTATTACAACAAATTCTAATGTGGTAATGTTTAGTAGAAGATATTACGAAAATCCATTGAGTGCTAATGGTGAGGGTTGGTTTTGCTATATTTGTAATGTTAGTAATATTGATATTCAAATAACAACTGAGGATGGAACAAAATTTTTAAGCAATAAATTAAACGATTTTATTGGAACTGTAAATATAAGTAGTTTTTCAACGATTAAACTTACATTAGCATATCACAGTTCCGTTGAATATTTTTGGTCTATAATGGCTCACACTTAAATTATAAATTTTAAAATATTATACTTGATCTAATTAGTTAATGAATTAATTTCATATTTTATATTAAATTTATCAAAACATTTATATAATATATATATAAATGTCTTACAAAAGTTACAGTAATTATTTGGGAACCCAACGGTGTTGTAATACAAATACTACAACAAAAGGGCCTCAAGGAGCTCAGGGAGCTGGTGGACCAATTGGACCAATTGGATACACTGGTGCTACAGGTCCTCAAGGCGTTACAGGACCTTCTGGAGGACCACAAGGCGCTACGGGACCTCAAGGCGCTACTGGTGGTAGTCCATGGTCTCCAATGAATTATATAGGACCAACCGGTTCCGGCTATACAGGTACAGGTTTCACAGGGGATGTATTGGTTTTTGGTAATTTACTAGTAACTGGTGGAATAGATCCAACTTATTTAGCATTGACGCCACAAGCTTCGGGTCCAACAGGTTTTATTAATCCATTATGGATCGATAGTGTTAATGGGAATGCTTTAAGGTCACAAAATATTTATATGGATAATCCATCAATTAATAATGCGTATATATCATTGGAACCAAATAATACTAATCAAATAATATTAAATGATGGTGGTACACCAAATGCTCTTTCAAATACAATAAATTATTCATCCATGACATTAAGTGACACTTTAAATACACTTACTATTGATAAAAGTAATATCACTCATTCTAACGCTACTACCCCTTTTACTATTACTTCTACTGATAACGATATTAATTTGACTTGTACTACTACTACTGGTGCTGGTGCTATTAATTTGAAAGCGGGGGATAATAATAGTGGAACAAATGTTATTACTTTGAACGCTCCATATGGTAATATTGATTTAGATAGTGGAGCGGATATTAATTTGACTGCGGATATTACTGGGACTGGAAAAATTAATGTAAATGCTTTTCAAGGTATAGTAGTTAATAGACAAGGAATAACGCCCCCAGATACTGTTATAACTACAATTAACGGCAACCTTATTGAAATATTTGGCGACCAAAGTTTAACTACTGGTATTATAAATCAAACTTTAGTTGAAAATATTTCTGGATTTTATTGTGATAATACGGATAATACATTACAAACCGAACAGTATATTAGGTGTGGTCCAAATAATTTGGAAATTTACGACCATACAAATAGTGGTTCAAATAATTCAAGACTACAAGTAACAAGCGAAACTTTTGAATATTTTAGAGGTGGAACAAAACCAACATTCTTTGATTATAGGTTAAATTCTACTTCTGTTTGGAGATACAACGCAAACGGAATAAATATGGGTGCGAGTGGAACTGGCGTTCAAATAAATGCTAATAATATAAAATATCCCACATCATACAACACAACAAGTCAAAATATAACTACAAGTAGTAATGCGGTTCAAACTTTTAATGGTTCAAATTTAACAGCAACCTTATTTAACGCATCTGCTACAAATGTAGGAACACAATTTACAATAACAAATACGAACGCTTCTAATTTAACGGTTACTACAACTGGTGGAACTCAATTGTTTTATTCTTCTACAGGTGCTGTCTCTGCTGCATCAAGAACCTTAGGACAAGGTAATTCTCACATATTTACTGCTATACAAACAACAGGTGCTTCTACTTTTGGTTGGAGTATGGTTTAAATCAACTTTACTGTAAATCCTTATTAAACTAACAAATTTACTCTAACTTATTGGGTCGCCTGCTTATAATAGATATTATTGATTTAGTAAAATAAAAATATAAAATATAAAATATAAAATATATTATATAATGTCTTACAAAAGTTACAGTAATTATTTAGGTTCACAACGTTGTTGTAATACAAGTACTTCAACAAAAGGCGCACAAG